CTGCTTACACCAAAACCTAAGCAGCCAGAAGCATCTAGCCGTAGAGAACTTCCTGGAGAAACCGGCGCTAATCGATTCACGCCTTCGCGTGGTTTTGAAACATTAGCAGAACTTGGTGAATACGCTTCACCTATTCCGCTCCTATTTGGTTTGTATAGAGAAGGTTTGGGCGGAGGGATGTTGGCATCACCACGTTTGATATGGTCACGGATGTTTAGCCATGGAGCGTTACAACGAGCCAAGTTGCTGTATGTAGTTGGCGAGCAGGGCGTTGAACAACTTGGTGGCATTGCAGCACCTCAGTTAGAAGGTATTTTTCTTGGCAATAACGCGCTAGATCCGCTTTTTGAGGATGCCTTTGCTTTTTATTGGAAAGAACAATCGGGAGATCCGAATCAAAGACGAGTTCGTGATAGTAATTTTTTATATGGGTCAAGAAATAAGGCGCACAGTGGTGACCCAGACCCTGCAATTGGTGGAGAGGTTTTTTACGCGCCAACTGGAGAAGAAACTGATGCGGTAGGTCAGTTCTGCCATGCGTTTACGCCTGCTAATAGCACGCAGTTTGGCGTTTTTGAGTCGATAGCAAACGGAACTTCTTTCCGACCAAACTACCGCATTGCTTCAATTTTACAAGACAATCAAACTGGTTTCACAAAACGTGCAGCAGGACGAGCAAGATTAAAAATTGCTGGAGCTGGTTTTGATAATACAGAGGAAGGAAGGGCAAAATTAGGTAAAAAGCCTATTCCCGAAAGAGGCAAAGGGGCTGCAGATTTTTTAGAAGTAATGCAAAAACAGGGTCAAAGAGGCGCTGGACGAAATTACAGTCCACGAATGGGTATTGTTCAAGTTGCAAAAATTTCTGACGGTTATCAAAACCCTATAGAGGTAGGCGAAACTGAAGGATTTAAAAAAATAGTTAAAGTTAAATCTGGAGATAGAGCTATTTTTGTAATTAGTAACACTATAGTTGACCCAGATATTTACCTTGAGGAAAAAGCAGACTCAAGAGAAAGCGTTGATGACATTAACAGTTCGGTTGAGTCTTTGCAAATTGCAGCCGACGACTCAATGCAAGTTGGAGAACAGTTTGCGGTAGCTGGAACGGTTTGGAAAGTTATTGACAGAAAGTTAGATAGGTTTATTCCTGCTGGCGAGGATGCTAAAAAAGAAAATCAAAAGATAACTCTTGAGTGCGTTAGCACTGACGAGTCTGAATTTAATAAAATTGGCATTGTAAGCCTCAGTAAAGTTGTACAGCCAGGCAAAGATTTTATTGGAGACGATGTGCCAGATGGGCCAGAAGCTGGGATTGACGAAACATTTTTTCCAATCACAAAAGTTGCGTTTGCGACAATTAGAAACAATCGTCCTGCGGTCGTTACCGAAATTGGTTTAAAAAGTACAGTTTTTCAATCTTTAAATGGATTGTGCGCTTTTAATAGCTTGCCAACTCCTGATGAACTTGTAAAACTTGACAAAGAAAATGTTCAAGTAACAAGCGGAGTTATTAACTCGAACATTGTAAGGTCAACTGTTTTTCGTGTATTTGTTAGAAAAGCTGGAGAAGAAAATCAATCGTTTGCACTTATTCCAAAGTTATTTTTGGTACGGGGAAATCGCCCAGTTGCTCAATACAATTTTATTCGTTTTGCATTGACTGGGGGGCAAGGCCCGCAAGAGCTTGAATTTAAGTTTGCACAGATGCCTGGAGCGGAGCTTCGCAGCATTTCTGACTTAGAGTTGCTGCTTGACTTGTCCCATTCAATTTCTAGCGAGTCAAATTCTATAGAGTTTGTAGATGTAACTGTAGACAATATCGGTAACTTAACTATTGGCTTTAGTGGCAAAGAAGTTTCTAAAGGAAAAATAAGTGAAAATAAAGAATTTATGCGAAATCCAACAGTTGTTGCCGGTTCAGGCAGCACTTCTTACCCAAGTAACGTTGTTCGTGTAGGTAACGAACCTGCAGCTGTACCTGGAAAAGAGCCTACAGCTATTGAGCGCAAAAAGAATATCAGCAACCAGAGCGAAAATTTTGGAGGGCGTCTTGGTGCGTTTGCACATACTATTATTGGCGATGCTGATGATTTTAAATTTCCTTCGCGTTTTGGCCTTGTTACTCAAGAATTTATAGAATCAAATCCGCGCAAATGGATAAGCATTCAATGGGGCTATGAAAGGCATGAACTACCCACGGATCACTTTGCGCGAAAACATAATCAACAAAAGTACACCTGGCGATTGCTTTCTGCAAGCGTGTTTGGTAGTTCAGGAAATTTTAAAAAAGGTGATGTAATTGAAGTAAAGCGTGGGTCACAGTCAACAGCAACTCTTGGCAGCAGCTCCGCCTACCCAGACAGCAATCCATTTAAAAATAATCCCGATGCAAGTGCTGGAAATAATGCAATAAGGTATTCTGGTTTTGAATTCAAAATAACCGACGCTGAAGACACTGAAACTATTAGCGGGCGCAGGCAAGCTTATTTGTATGAATTATTTGGCGATGCAACGTCGTCGCAGTTTTCAGTTGGGGAGTCCAAAACAATAGAAAGAACATTTACAAGCAATAATAAAACAATGAAAGTTGAGTTGACAGCAAGTGTTCGATTTGAGTTTCCAGATTTTCGGGGCAAAGGTCGTGTTTGGACAGCTCCGCAAGTAAAAGTTATTCAAGATTCAGGCACAACTCAGGATTGGGAAAAGGGCGAAAAATTTGTAGATGTAGCGGCAATTTCACTTGCAAACCCTTACAAAACAGACGCTTATGAATTTGCAGGTTTTGAGTACCGAGTTGGTAAATTAGATGTAGACTTAATTCCGCCTGAGTTTAAATCTAGCCAAAAATTTGCAAAACAAACTCAGCTTAGCGATATTAGTTTTTATAGAAATCTTGTTGAAAAATCAAACGCTAATCAGCCAGAGCATGAGATTGTATATATTAACGAGATGCAAGAAAATGAAATAATTCCGCCATCTGATGAGCCCTTGAAGCCCCCAATGAATAACTTGGTTCTTGCAGGTCTTTCATTAAAAGCAACTCGTAACTTTACTCGCCTTGACCAGCTTCGAGTATGGCTAGGTAAAGGTTTGCAGGTAGAACGTCTTCACCCAGACTTAGCAGATGTTTATGGAGACTCTAACTCTAAAGGTGCAAGCAATCTGTTTACTGACCTAATGTATTACCTTTTAACTGACCACATGGGGGGTGCTGGAGCGTTGCTCGGCATGACTTCTGATAACCCTGTGCTGGTTGACAAGCAAGAACTAATTAATACTTCTAGATTCCTAGAAACACAAAAATTATTTTTTAATGGCCCAATCGTAGAGCGAACTAACTTGCGCCAATTTATTCAAAGTGTTGCACCATTTTTCTTGTGCAGTTTTGTTATTTCTGACGGCAAATACTCTTTAAAACCTGCTTTGCCAGCAATGAGTGGCGGTAGTTTTAATACAGGTCCAATACAGCCGGAACAATTTTTTACCGCTGGGAACATTTTGGAAGACACGTTAAAAATTGAATACCTTGGAGCGGAAGAACGCCGACCGTTTAAAGCGGTTGTTCGTTATCGTGAAGAGCGCAAAAACAAATTGCCTCAAGAACGAACGGTAATCGTTCGCAATGTAAAAAATGCCGAATATTTAGATAAAGGGTTGGAAGTGTTGCCGCACGAGCAGTTTGATTTAACTCAATTCTGCACCTCAAAAGATCACGCCGTAAAAGTTGCCAGATATTTTCTTGCCTTGCGCCGTCTAGTCACACATACAATTAGTTTTTCTACAACGGTTGAAGGATTGGCTATTCAGGCCGGTTCTTACATAAAAGTTGTTACCGAGTCTAGTCCTTACAGCGGCGCAAATACTGGGACTGTAAGCTCGACAGGAGTTGTTACGAGCGTGTCAGACTTAGACGACGGCATGTATTTTGTTGACTACTATAAAGGTGGTAATGATGACATTTTGTCAGCAGATATGCAGGTAACAAACGGAAGAGTAGAAGCAACTGAGTTCCATGGAGCGGTGTTTAGCGTGCGAAATACAACCGTTTCACAAAACATATACGTTGTTGAGCAGCTGACGTTTTCACAGGAGGGAACAGTTGATATTGTCGCTTCCGAGCATCCCTGCGATGATGAAGGCAAAAGTTTAATGGTAGCTGCCATGATCAATGAAGATGAGGTAAGAATTCTCTAATGACCTTTCCAAATTTAAAGCCCTCTGGCCGCACCTACGAGCCCGGAAGCTATCCGGTCAAAACGTTCAAGTCGCAAAGCGGGGCTG